CAATACAGAAAAGAAGCACCTTCAGTTGCTTCACTAGCAACCAAGACCGACCTTTATTTCCTGGATAAATACGGATCTGGTGGACCTGGTGGAGTCCTAAAGTTTACTGGAACGATGATTCCTGGCAACGTCTACTTCTTCAACTACGATACAGACACTGAGCTCAGCCAGAAGGTTCAATACATCAACAGGAACCCCCTGATCCTTTACATCTCTTCAGAGAGAATAGGGAAAGATATAATCGTTAAGTCTATCGACTTAACGTTGACCCCTCCTGAGCAAAGGTTGGAGATCCTACAGAACTTCTGGGATAAATTTCAGCCCACGATGGAGGCCAATCAGAAGAGAGTTGCTAAAGGAGAAACTCCAGAAGAGATTAGACTAACATCTAAAGACCTTCCCTTTTTATTTAAAGACACCGGGTATTCTGCTGCTTTTACTGGATTCAAGTTTCAATTTATGAAGAACGTCAAGTGGGTAGACTACACCGACTGGTGTAAACTGCCCTTTGTTAAATACACATCTGTACAGGGGCTTCCGGTCAATGAGATATATACTAACTATAGGTCGAAATTAAAACAGTAGTTCGGTCTATAACTTAAAGACGATAATCATAAATGGCAGGTTTTACAGATAATCCACAGGGCAGTCCCATCTTCCAGAGAATTCGAGATTCTGTCAAGAATCTGAGCAACTTTGGACTGAACTACGGGGACATGGTGGTTAAAAATTCCCAAGCAGTAGGTCAAACCGAAGCTGCTTTCCTAAAGAGGGGAATGATCGAGGACGAGACCATGCTTTATGCCTTGGCCAGACAAGATACAACCTCTAAGCAGTATGTGTCTTATTTTGATAAAGACTACAAAGGGAAAAGAGACTACCTAAGAAAATTTTCACTTAATCCAGAGATTGAATTTATACTAGACACAGTCAACGATGAAGCAATTTCCTATGACACCCATAATTTCTTTGCCTATCCAGCTTTCTTGAATCTTACCGGACTAAAAGATAAAGTTGTTGACAAGCTAAACGACAACTATAAGAAAATCTACGACATGTTCGGATTCACTGATGACATTACTGCCTGGCAGTATTTCCGTCAGTTTCTAGTTGATGGATATGTTGCTTTTGAGATTATCTACGACGATAAGGGAAAGAACGTCATTGGCTTTAAAGAGCTAGATGCTATGACTCTGATGCCTTCTGTGGAAAAGCAGATGGACGGAACCTACTTAAACGTCTGGTGGCAGTATTTTAAGGATCCTAGAAAGAAGAGAATGCTCTATGACTCGCAGATCATCTATATTTCCTACGCAAAAGGAAATACAGTTTCTAGAGTCAGCTATACAGAAAGACTGATTAGACCCTATAATATCCTTAGAATTATCGAATACACGAGGGTTATCTGGTCTGTGATGAATGCTTCATTCAGAATGAAGATGACGGTTCCAATCGGAACTAGATCTCAACAGAAGGGGATGCAGACTCTAGGGGAACTAATGAGCATCTATAAAGAGGACGTTTCCCTGAACGACCAGAGTGGAGAACTCTTCGTGAACGGATCACCTAAGGTGCAGTTCTTTAAGAACTATCTGATGCCTTCCGGAGTAAATGGAACACCAACCATCGAACCTCTAAACAATGTAGGACCTAACTTAAACGATCCTGCTCCTCTTGCATACTTCTTCGATAAGCTGATCAACGAATCCAAGGTTCCAAATTCTAGATTTACCGGCCCAGACGGGGGAACAATGGGAAAATATGCAAATGCAGCCGAAGGACTCGATAAGCAAGAAATTAGATTTGCCAAGTTCATCAATAGACTGAGAACAGCCTTCCAGGACATTCTAGTTAAGCCTCTCTGGATCCAGATGTGTAAGGATTTTCCTGAGCTGGAGAAAGACTACATGTTTAAGTCCCAGCTGGGATTAGACTTCGTTTCGGATAACCCATTCAAGAGAAATCAAGAGATGGAGATTATACTAAAGAAGAAAGAAGCGGTAGATAAGCTAATCGCGCTAACCGACGACACCGGAGGAGGATTCTTCTCGGTTCCTTATTTAGTAGAAAACTATCTTGGCCTAACTGCAGACGACATCAAGGCAAACGCAGAAGCGGTTAAAAAGGCAGAAGAGAAGAAGAAAAAAGAGGGAAAAGAGGGAGAAGCACCAGCAGAAGGAGCAGCACCAGCAGCTCCGGCGGCACCAGCAGCACCAGCTCCAGCACCAGCAACCTAAGATAAAGAGAAGAAATGGCAGGTTTTTTAGACGCAAATCCACAGAATAGGTTCCTAACCCAGGTATACAAGAATTTAAGTAGAATCGGTAAGTTTGGGATGCAGTACGAAGACATGGTCATTCGTAATTCTCAAGCAATCGGGGAGACTGAATCCCAGATGTTTACCGAAGAGGGAACAGGATTCACCAACGATAGTGCTTTTTACTGGACTCTGGGATACCAGGACACCAGAATCAGAAAGTATATTGCCTACTTCGACAAGGACTACCTTGGCAAGAGGGACTTTCTTAGAAAATTCTCCCTGAACGGAGAGATTGATTTCATTCTGGAGACTATCACAGATGAAGCAATCAACTACGATGATAAGAATTTCTTTGCTTATCCAGCTTTAAATAACATAGATTTAAAAGACAAGATTTTAGATAAGGTTCAAGAGAACTTTAAGACGATCTATATGCTATATGCCTTCCAGCAGAACAACCTTGCTTGGCAGCTATTTAAGCAATTCTTGATCGACGGATTTCTAGCATTTGAAATTGTATATTCAACCGACGGAAAGAAGATAGTTGGATTTAAAGAACTTGACCCGACATCGCTTCAGCCCTCCACAGAGAAAGCACCGGACGGATCTTTTGAACAAATTTGGATCCAGTATCCTAAAGATAATCAGCTCTCTAGGAAGCTGAAGTCTGAACAGATCATCTATATCTCCTACGCTAAGGGAAATACAATTTCCAGGGTTAGTTATGTTGAAAGACTGATTAGATCTTATAATATCCTGAGAGTAATGGAGAACACAAGGGTCATCTGGAACGTGATGAACGCTTCATATAGACTTAAGTTTGTCATCCCGGTTGGATCGCAGTCTCAGCAGAAAGCGATGCAGACGTTGGGCCAGCTAATGTCTTCCTATAAAGAAGAAGTTTCTATCAACGACACTTCAGGAGAACTTCTAGTGAACGGAACACCTAAGATTCAGTTCTACAAGAATTACTTATTCCCTGAAAAAGATGGGGTTTCCCCTCAGATTGATGTGCTAAATGCCAACGGTCCAGACTTTAACGTCATGGAAAATGTCATCTACTTCTACAATAAATTAAAATTAGACTCTAAGATTCCTTATGCTAGATTTGCTGGCAGAGGAGCAGCTCCTGCCAACTATCAGATCTCAATAGACCAGTTGGAAAGAGACGAGATCAGATTTGAAAAGTTCTTGATTAGACTTAGATCTATCTTCCAGGAAATAGTAGTTAAACCTCTGTACATTCAGATGTGCCTAGATTTTCCTGAGCTTTCTAAAGACCGTAAATTTAAAGCAGATTTGGGTCTAGAATACTACAGCGAAAATCAGTTCCAGAAGCTACTAGATCTTGCCCATTTAACTAAGGCGACCGACTTTATCACTTCCGTTGGGGAGATTAAGATGAAAGTCGGGGAAGAAGAAAAACCCTATTTCGACAAGGATTTCTTGATCAGAAGATTCCTTCCTCTCACCAAAGATGAGTTCGATAAGAACAAGGTGTTCAAGGAGAAAGAATCCGAGGAAGCAGAGAAGGCCAAGAAAGAAGGCGGGGGAGAAGCAGCAGCAGGGGAATCATTCACCCTTTAATTGAGACCGTATATTCATGTAAGATATCCTCTACATGAAAAAAGAACTCAGAGTCCTACTAGCCGTCGAGTCCCTAACTGGGAACGGATCACAGAAAGAAAAACAAAAATTAATTTCCGATAATTTATCGGAAGAGATGCTCTACATTCTAGACGTCTGCTTTAATCCCTTTATCACGACAAAGCTTCATAAATTGGAGATGTCTAATGAGATCATCGAGGAGGAATTTCCTGGATTTGAAACTTTTAAGGATTTAATAGAGGATCTAAAAAAAGCTCCTGCAGCAAACGACGCCCTCCGGGCTAGAGCAAATCACCTCATCAACTGCACAATTAAGGAGGAAGACCTTGCAGAAGACATCAACCTTAGGGTTATTTTGATGAAGATCCTCACCAAGAGGATGAACATCGGAATCGGAGCCAAGCTAATCAACAAGGCGATAGGGAGAGAGTTAATTCCTGATCCTTCTTTAATGCTGGCTTCGGACGACCAGAAGGAGATAGTAGGATGGGATAAGATCTACTGTGAGGAGAAGTACGACGGGGTCCGTGTGATAGCTAAAGGGAACATGAATGGATTTCAATTCTACACGAGGGCTTTCAACGAGCTGGACAAGGCTAAGCTGTCAGGGATAGAGTCCGATCTAATTAAAGTTCTTCATAATTCAGAGACTACCCACGACGTCTTCTTCGACGGAGAGCTCACCGATCTAAATCGAAAATCTGTTTCCGGAAAGGTCACCCAGATTCTAAAGGGAACTGCTTCTGACGACATCGACAAGGGATTTATCTTTAACGTCTTTGATGTTGAAAAGTCAGAGGTTCTAGAGTCTGGAAAGGGGAGTATCCCCTATCTCAAGAGGAGACAGGACTTAGAATCTCTTCTTGAATTTCTCCCCCCGAGCAGCTCGATTAAGCTCGCCCGCCAGTGGGTGGCAGACACGATGGGAGAAGTTCACGGAATCTACGATCAGATAATTTCTCTGGGCGGAGAAGGTGTTATCCTCAAGTGTGCAGACCACGTCTACGAGTGCAAGAGAAGCAGAAATTGGGTGAAGTTAAAGCAGATCCAGGACTGTGATCTTGAGGTAGTTGGATGGTACCCTGGAGAGGGCAAGAGAGAAGGCTACATTGGAGGGTTAATCTGCACAGACGCAAGCAGAACTCTGGAAGTTAGAATTGGATCTGGATTTACTGATGCAGATCTAAAGTCTCTGAGTCAGAACGCAGACGATCTCATCGGCAGAATAACAGCAGTCCAGTATAACGAGACCATCACTGATAAGTTTGGGGGACGCAGTTTATTCTTACCCCGCTTCATCGAAATCAGAAGCGATAAGAATCTTCCAGATGATATGTCTAGCATGTTCTAAAAACAGAAACTAACGGTCCCCAGAACACTATAATTAAAGATTATGATCCAAGATCTATTAACAGAAAAATTAAGACCCAAAGAGATTAGACACATGATCCTCCCTCCGAGGATTAGGTCTCTCTTTGAAAATAAAGGGTTGAACCACAACGTCCTTTTGGCGGGTTCTCCTGGATGTGGAAAAACTACCTTAGCTAAGATTTTAGCTAAGGACTTACCCCACATCTTCATCAACGTCTCCGACGAGAGCTCGGTGGACACCATCAGAAATAAGATCAACGACTTCTGTTCTAACATCTCAGTCTTGGACGGAAAATCTTCTAAGAAGGTTGTTATCCTAGATGAGTTTGACGGAGCATCCGATCAGTTCTATAAAGCCCTGAGAGGAACCATCGAGAAGTTTGCAGGAAACACTAGATTCGTGGCAACGTGCAACTGGATCAATAAGGTTCCAGAAGCCATCCAGAGTAGATTCGAGGTTATCAACTTTGATCCATCCAACCCTGAAGAGGAGGAGATGATTAAAGATGAGTGGAGATCTAGAGTTAATTTAATTCTGGGCAAGCTCGGAATCACGATCGACCAAGAGTCTTTGGTTGCATTCGAGAGAGAATACTTCCCTGATTTTAGATCTGCACTGAACAGGATTCAGTCTTGGACCATCGAGGGAATCACTAAGATCGACTTGTCCAAAGTTAAGGAGGCCAATTGGTCGTACGAGGACTTGTACAAGATGATTGTAGAATCTAAAGATCCTGTTAAAAACTACCAGACAATCGTGGGCCAGTACTCAACTAAGGTGGATGACGTCATGACCTCACTGGGAGAAGAGTTTATCAACTGGATCGTGAAGAACCATCCCGATAAAACCAAGATTATTCCTGCAGTTGTAGTTCTGGTTGCTTCTCACCAAGCACAGAGAATTGCAGTTATAGATCCTGTCGTTTCTCTTCTGTCTCTATTTTACCAAATTCAAAAACTAATCGACTAATGGAACTACTACCCGAAAGAATAAGAAGAAAAGGATTTTTCTACGACTTTGTCAAAAGAGGAGAAAAAGCTATGATCTACAAACAGACCGACGTGGAGGACGATTTTATCGTTGCCTACGAGGTCTTTAAGGTTAAAGTCGACCAACCCAAGGTCGTCTTTGGAATCCAACTAAACGAGAGGGAAATCTTCCCCGCCAACGAGGACTTTGGAAAGTGGGCTTGGTCCTGTCCTAGTTTGGAGAGAGCCGAAGTCAAGTTCCAGTATCTAGAAAATTTAACCGAGGATGCTGTTCAAGAGGAGATTCCGGAAGAGGAGACCCCGCTGGACGATGAATAAAGGAGCACTCCTTTCGGTCCTTCTAATAATTGCTGGACAATCTGGAGCCTGGTTTCAGCAGTTTGCTCAAGCTAGATTCGAGTGGATGAGGAATAATCTATGGGTTAACATTTTAATCATTGGATCTTTTGTCTCTTTTGCTTTCGTGTTTGCAGCAAAATATGGAATGGATTCTTTCGGCAGCGCTTGGTCGTATCGTCTAATTCAGTTCTCCGTTGGTATATTTGTTTTTACCTATCTGACCCACGTCTTCTTAGGTGAAACCATCACGACCAAGAATGGAATCTGCATAGGACTTTCCTTCCTAATTATTCTAATTCAAGCCCTCTGGAAATAAAGGGGATCGTATATTAATTCAAATAACCCATTATGAAAATAGACAAAAACAGTAAATTCTACAAACCACTAACCACCAAAGAGAGGCTGGATAATTTCAAATATTCTATCCTTTTTTGGAAAGGACGCAGCAAAGGAAGGATTCACACCCGTAGTATTAAATTAGATGATCTACGCTACATTTTCTTCCCTAAAGACTTTCATGAGAAGTATAGCTACTTAGGTTCAGTGCCTTACAATGAGGACGGCCCATACTTTAAAGCATTGCTTCCCTTAGTGTTAGCAATGGATTATGAAGGAAGGCATAAACTATGTCCTAAGTGGTTTTTACGTTTCTTAGAAGTGTTTGGTAATGATAGATCTATTGTTAGAGTTCGTAACCGGGCCTTACATAACCTGCACCGGAAATTAACTAAGGGCATGCGTTTTATTGATTATAAGACTAAATGGGAGGACTATGACTTAAGGATTAGTATCTCAGCACCTAAACACTTACAAGATTTAGCTGATGACATAGAACATGGTTATTACAGTCGAGGTAAGCAAGAAGAGTTGGTGGCTGAGATTAAGAAACTAGATCCTAATGCAAGTATTATCTGGGGTAGTATAAGTAAATTAGAAAAACAACTAGAAGAATTAGAAGATTCTAAAGAGGGAAGAGCTAGCGGTCATGATAAAGACATGGATTAAATAAAAATTAGAATAACAATAAACAACAAGATGGAGAATAAAAAAAGATTAATTATAGTAGGAAAGGGTGGATCCGGGAAGGATCATCTAAGAAAAATCCTAGTAGAGAAGGGATTTAAATATTGCGTTTCTCACACGACCCGTCCGATTAGAGAAGGCGAAGAGAACGGCAAAGACTATTGGTTTATAGAAAGTTCAAGACTTACCTCGATGGCTGATGATTTTTACGAGGCGGTTTTTTTTAACAGCTGGTTTTATGGAACTTCTCTGAATGAGTTTTACTCGTCCAATTTATTCATTATGACTCCGAAGGGAGTCGAAAAATTAAAGCCCGAGGACAGAGAGCAATCTGTTATCCTCTACCTTAATATTGACGAAGAAACTAGAAAATCTAGACTGGAGAGCAGAAGAGATGCAGACGACGTTAAGAGAAGACTCGAAGCAGACTTTGTAGATTTTAAAGACTTTACCGACTTTGACTTTGAAATAAAAGATTCAAATTTTACCGATATTGGAGACATTGGGAACGTATATTACTATATAAAAGAAAATGGTTAATATACTGATAGACGGAAACTACATCTTCCACAAGACTTTCGGAGTCTTCGGAGGATTCGGAGTTAAGAACCCTGCAGAGGTTCTAGGAACCAAGGGAGAGCAATCTATGTTCATCCGTAAGGTTGCTACAGACTTGTGTGCTGGACTTAGACTACTCCCTCAAGGTGGAAGACTGATCTTCACCTGTGATAGCAGATCTTGGAGGAAAGACGTAGAAATAGAAGACGGTGGATATAAGTCCAACCGGGTAAAAGACGAGACTGTAGACTGGAGCATCTTTTTCGACCTAATGTCTGACTTTGGACATCAGTTAGAGAATCAAGGGTTTGTCTTCTCTAAAGTCAAGGGTGCAGAAGGTGATGATCTTCTCTACTTCTGGTCTGAGCACTTCAATTCGATCGGAGAGAACTGCATCATCATCAGTGGGGATAAAGACATGCACCAGCTGGCTAGACACAACGAGAAAGGCTGGACAATCATCTGGAACAACAACTCTAAGAACAATGTTCTTGCGGTTCCACCTTCTTGGGAAGACAACTGGGTCAACAAAGAGGAATCTGTCTCCATCTTCGATATGACTGCTGCGATCTCTCCAGACAAAGAAAAGATCAAAGAATTCCTGAAGAAGGTTCAAGTCGAAGAGATCATCCGAAGAGACTTCGTCTTCAATAAGATGCTAACCGGAGATAAAGGTGATGCTGTCCCCGGAGTCTGGTACGTGCAGACTCCAGCTGGAAAGTTCAATGGAATTTCCCCAAAGAAAGCTGAACAGATTATGGAATCTTTAAATCAGTCTGAGTGGAAGGGAACAACCTTTACCGAGATGCTAAAGTCTGAAGAGTTCTTATCTTGGGTGTCTGGATTTATCCTTCGCATCTTAAAGGATGTAGACAACACCGAGAACAGAAAGAAAGTGTCTTCTAATCTTCTTAGAAACTACACACTCATGTGGCTAGACAGAAAAGTCATGCCTGACTTCGTTTCTGAATCCTGCGATGGTGAAGTTTTAAGAGGAATGGAAATTCCCAAGAAGAATATCACTATAGACAGAGTAAAGATTCTAGAAGGAACAGATTGGGCGGCAGAACCGTCCGTTCCAAAGTCCTTTGATCCCTTTGCTAACTTTTAACTATGGATCTATTCGACGTCATTAAAACCATCTTCAAGAAGGGAAAAGCCTGGGAGGAAGTTGGAAAGAACGATAAGGTGAAGAACTTCTTCATGATCAATCGCATCATGTCTATCCAGTTTCCCATCCAGGCAAACCAGTTCAACCACACCAAGGTTAGTCCACGTCCAGTGATCGACTGGTGGCACGACACAATGTCCAACTACTATTCTAAAACTCCCCCCTGGATCTTCACCAAGACTAAGAAGAAAGAGGGAAAGGACGAGAAGAAAGTTGATTTTTCGGACTATGAGGAGACCGAGAAGTTTATCATGAAGAGATTTGAAGTTTCCAAAAGAGAGCTATCGGAATTGAAGAAATTCTACCCACAAAAATATGAATCTTGGCTTAAAGAGTTAGATAGTCAAATTAAATCAATCAACAAAGAATAAAGTAAAATATATAAGGTATGAAGGCGGAGCATTCGAAATTAATGGACAAGGTTGTACAGAACCTAGACTGGGACTCAATCTTGGCAGTACATAAGGTTTTT